GGTATTAAATCCGAAGTTGGAAGCCTAGAAACTAGCATTTCTTTAGAAGGTAAATCTCTTTCTTTTACTACAGACCAAATAAATCCCAGCGTTATTGAGGGCAAAGCGGGGAAAACTTACTACTTAACAGGTTATATTTCTACATCTGATAAGGACCGCGTCAATGACATTGTAACTCCTGAATGTCTTGACGATATGGTCAAGCAGCTTATTTCTCAGAAAATTAAGGTCGATGTAGAACACGAAGCACTTAAAGGAAGTCCAAACATAATCCCAATAGGGCTTATAGAAGAGGCCCGAAGAGACGAGAAGGGTATTTGGGTTAAAGTACGCCTAAACTCTAGCGTAAGCCGATTTAAGGAAGTATGGGACTCAATTAAAAACGGATTCTTAGATTCATTTTCTATCACCTACAAAGCCATAAATGCAGTTGAAAAAGAAACTGCTGACGGGACGATAAGATTATTGAGGTTGGTAGAATTAGTCAACGTAGCAATCACAGGTATTCCAGCCAACGTTGGGGCAAAGATTATGGATGCTTTCGCAAAAAGTTTAGAATCAACTAATCAAAAGGAGCCAACAATGGCAGAAGACGAAAAGATAGAAAAAACAGAGGAAGAAACTCAAACAACCCCTGAAAAAACAGAGGCAAAATCCGAGGAAAAAACTGAGGAGAAAACCGAAGTTCAGGTTGTAGAGGGTAAGGATATTGAAGGTGCTATTAAAGGAGTTCAGAGCTTAGAACTCTCAGTCAAGAGCCTAGCTGAAAAGATGGGTAAAGACGGTGAGTTTGAAGTTTCTATGAAGTCTTTTATTGACGGGGCAATTGCCAAGTCAGTAGAACCTTTAAGTAAGAAGATTGCTGAACTCGAAGCTAAGATGGCTGACCCTGTATTCAAAGCGAAAGCTGGCACTACAGATAAGGATATTCAAGCTAAAGAGAAGGCGCAAGAAGGACTAACGAGTATGTTAGCACAGATACAATAAAATGGATGAAATAGGTTATGGAGCGGGAACTATCTCCGACCATGTAGCTATGTTTAGGTCTTGTTTTGGTGATTCATTTTCGGATGGAACCACATACCAGGACTCAATGGGCAACCATGGAGCGCAGATATTAATGAAGAGTGTCGAACATCACGACGGAAATTCAAGAATACAGGATGAATGGGCTGCTAAAGCCTTAAATATTGAATCGGGCGGATCTGGAACAAGCGGATATGCACTTGTCCCCGTATATGTCGATCCAGTAATTGTTGATAGGTCAAGGAAGGAAACTCCCTTAGTCGAGATGTTCGCTAGAGTCGCAAATATGGGAACGACTGCAGATTTCAACGTAATCACTGCAAAAGGCTCTGCTAGTTATAAGGCAGAAGATGCAGCACAGAATGAAGCCAATGATACTGAAGACCGTATAAGTAAAGCAATTAAATTCTTATACAGTGTTGGTAGAGTTACAGGCCCAATGCAAGCTGCAATGCCAGGTTATACTATTACTGGATTTACCCAGTCATTAGCTAGTACAGCAAAGCAGAAAGAAGTAATTACTAAGACCATTGCATTGAAAGAAGCAGAAGAAAACGCTTTAATCAACGGTGATTCTGGTACTACAGCTGCAGAAATTGATGGGTTCATTGACCAGCAGAGTACAACCAATAAAACTGATAAAAATACCTCAGCGATTGAGCTTGATGATATTTATGATTCAGCAGCAGATGCTTTCAACGATGGTGGTAAGCCAAACTTAGCTGTAACATCCTCAGCAGTATTTACCGATGTTCAGAAACTTTTAAGCGACTACCTCAGAGCTGCAGTGCCTGTAAAGACATTCGCATGGGGCTTTGACACAATGGCAATGAGAACAATTACAGGTGAACAGCCAGTAATTCCATCTATGTTTATGTCAAACGTTTCTGGAAGTAAAGAATGGTTTAACCTTGATATGAGATTCTTAGAGAATCGTGTATTACAGGATGTAACTTACGAGGATTTAGCAAAGGGTAACGACGGACAGAAGTTCATGTTGAAACTATATCACACGCTCATTAACAGAGCACCAAGTTTCTGCAGCTTCATTGGAGAGATAGCTTAATCTCTCTATATTTGGAGATACAAAAAATGGGAAACGGATTAAGAAGCACTAGGGGGGCGGCAGTACCGCCTTATTCGCATGGACCTTTCACTTGGGACCAACAAGTTACCTTTACAGGTGGCGTTGCTGGTGTAAATTCAGAGGGTAAGGTTTACTATGTCGATGGAACCAATGGTAGTGATGGAAACACAGGTAAAGGTTGGTCTGATGCTAAAGTAACTATTCAAGCAGCAATAGACTTAGCAAGTGCAGGTGATACAATATTCATTACAGCTAAATTAATTACTGACATGACTGGTGATCCAACAAGCTATGAGGAAAACTTAACTATTGGAGCAGATACTCCGAACCTTTCTTTGATTGGTATTAGTAGAGGGCAAACTCAAGGTGGATTACCACAGTTAAAAGACGGAACAGTAACCTCAGACCCAATATTAAAAGTTCAAGCTGCAGGTTGTTTAATCGCAAACTTAGGCTTTAATGGTGCTGGAAATACAGGTGGTGGTATTCTATTAGACGATGACTATTCAACGAAGTCGGCTTTTGGAACAACTATTGCTGGTTGTCATTTCAAGAACTGTAAAGGTTCTACTGCAACCTCTGCCGTAACAGGTGGAGCCATAATGTGGAGTGGGGAAGGTAATGCGTGGCAGGTTAGAATAGCTGGCAACAGATTCTATAAGAATGTAGCTGACGTAGTATTGAAGGGAACTTCAAATACTCAACCACAAGATGTAATTATTGAAGATAATATCTTTAGTGGACCCGCAGCTTCTTGTGATTGCAATTTGTTCCTATCTGGTGCAGGAGATGGTATAAATGGTGTTATTATTCGTAATAACGTATTTACTGCGTTCCCAGCGTTAGGTGGAACTAATGATAGGTTCATTAGTGCTACTGGTTGCACAGGAATATTAACGGGCAACGTATTTGCGACTTCAACAACTCTTACGTTTGGAGCTGCAGGAACAGGGGCATTAATTCCGACAACTATGTTAATGACAGGTAACTACAGAGAAACTACGACAGGAGTTAATGGCGAAGTTTTCAGAACATAATGACTTGTCAAGAGTGTGGCGGTTTCGCAAAAGCTAAAGAGGAAGTTTGCTCTTTATGTGATGGAGAAGGTAACTTGAAGACGACAAAGAAGGAAGCAAAGCCTACTAAAAAAAAGTAGGTTTCTTTCACTTTTTAAATAAAATAAGGAAATAATAAAAAATGGTAACAGCTTTGACAGCAGCACAAACAAGAGGTATTTCCCCATCGCTGGGGAAAAAGATGCTCTACATAGAGACTGCAGCAACAGCAGATAGTGGTGATACCGTTGATGTAACCGATTCAGATGTTACGGGCGGAGAAACACTAGCTACAGTTGACTGGGTTGTATGTTGGGACCAGACAGGCGGGGATGTAGTTACGGCTACGGATTCATCTGGGACTATTACAATCGACACAGGCGGGGCAACGACTGACCACGTTTACGCATTAATAATTGTAGGAGATGCTTAAAGATGGCGGTACTAGCTACAGTAACAACTAGAGGCATTAGTCCAAGTACTGGCAAGAAGGCTTTATATATCCAAACGGCAGCAACTGCCGATTCAGCGGATACTATGGATGTAACCAGCTCAACTGTAACTGGCGGTGAAACGTTAGCTTCGGTGGACTGGGTAGTTTGCTGGGACCAATCGACTGGTGATGTTGTAACTGCAACAGACTCGAGTGGAACGATTACGATAGATGCATCAGGTGGAACTACAGATCACACCTACGCATTAATCATAGTTGGAGACGCATAAACAATTTACGGGGCATAGTCCCCATTTTCATTTTTATAAGGAGTTAATAAAATGTATTTCAAAAACGTAACGAACCAAGACGTACACGTCCTAGTGGACAGATACGTAAAAAGAAATGATAAAGGACAGCCAGTTGGTAGAACATTCTCTACGTGGGGCTTTATTAGGCCTGGCGAAATAAGAGAAATAACCAATGAAGCAATCCGTGGAGCAAATAAAGAATTAGCGCTCCAAGTAACGACTGAAAAACCAACGCCAAGACGGGTAGCAGTAACCCCTGAAGATGTGGCGAAGTTAAAGGCACGTTTAGTAAAACTAGAAGCAGAATTAGCGGCCAAGAATAATGAAAACGACGATAAACCCAAAGCAGACGAATCCATTAAGAAAATAACGGACTCTGCAGAGGCTAAAATAATTAAGAAATAAGATGGCACTAACACTATTAATAGTCTCAGTAAAGAGCACCCCTGATAACATAGCGACGGATTTAAAAACGTCAATGGATACTAAAACGATAACAAACCTATATGATGTGAGTTTCCAAACTAGGGGTGCTTCTACTTGGGCGTATTATGTATATGACTAAGCATGGTTTACACAACAGTTAAGGAAGTTGTAGAAACGGCGGGTACATATAAAGGAATCTATGACCTAGAAGCCGTCGGAACTGGCAATACAGTCGAAACTTCGTTTAGCCTCGATAACAATCCTGTTGTCGAGGGTAGCGAGGTTATATACGTTGATGGTACTGCCACTACTGCTTTTACTATGAATTATCTTACTGGGGTTATTACTTTTACTGCAGCTCCTGCCGCAGTCGCGATTACAGCGACTTATTTATATTTCGAGGGCGTAACAATGGATTCTGATGTCGTAACTGAAAAGATAGCAGATGCGGACGCGTGGCTTAACGAATTTACAGGTAGAGTATGGGAGCCAACAGATGTCAATGATGTTGTTTTGGACGGAACAGGAACAGATACTATGTTCATAAGACCAGACCATACCCCACTTATTACTTTAGATGCTTTGGAGATTGACGGTACAACTATCACACCAAGCTCAGTTTATGTTTATGGTAACGTTGGAAAGTTACTTTTAGGCGAAGATTCAGAAGAAAGCACGTTTAGAGATAATGACCCTCAGAATGTAACTGTTTCATATACTCACGGATACGCAACAACACCCCAAAAGATTAAGAAGTTAGCTAAAAATATCGCGGCATTGGACGTAATATTTAGCGTAATGGGTGGAACTTTTGACGATATAACTAGCGGTAAAATCGACGATTTAGAGTTCGCAGTTGGAGAACCCTATACAAATCTAAGGGCGACTGCCATCGAATTAAAGACTTCGACAGAGCGCATGCTTAAGAATATTAAAAAAAGACCAGTGATATACTAAGATGACAACCATATATGAGCGGGGTGTGGACGCATTGTTTAGTAAGTTTCAGGAAAATGTTAATAAATATCGCCCAACTGAAGTAACAGATGGTATGGGGCATGACCAAGCGGGTTATGCAGATGGGGTCGCAACTTTAATTAAAGCGGTAATAAGACCGATAACAGCGAAGGATCAACAACTCATGGAGCAAGGTTGGGCCACTAGCGCGGACTTCAAGATTTATGTTAAAAACGACCTCTTACAAGAAAAGGATGTAGTCAAGTATCCTCTTACATCCGCAAATGCCGAAGATTCAACAACACAGAGATACATACTCACTAAGAAAATTGACTTCGCGCGCCCACAAGGCGTTTACACTCACGATAAATTTGTAATGCAATTCACACCGAAATGATTGGTATTGATTCAAAAGTAACAGGCCCTAGTATGGGAAACATTACAGACAAACTTAAAAGAGAGTTTAAGAAAATTCCTCTTATTCTAGAAAAGAATATCAAAATACAAGCACCCGTGGATACGGGCTTATTAAGAAGCAGTATATACAGTCAACAGACTGGCGAATGGTCATATACAGTAGGGACTAATATTGAATATGCACCTCATATTGAGTATGGTACTGCACCCCACGTCATAACACCCAGGAACGGGAAGGCGTTAAAATTCGATGTTGGAGGACAAACAGTGTTCTCTAAAAGGGTTAATCACCCTGGGACCGAAGCAAACCCTTTCTTTGAACGTGGCATAGATATTAGTCGTGTTGAAATAAAGGGGGTTTTGAAGACATGACTATAATTATTCCTGAAACTGAGGATATACTAACAGAATACCTACGTGGCAAGCTAACAGACCCTAGGAGTCGCTCAACCAACGATACAGACTCTTTTACTGCAACAGCAGGACAGACTTCATTTACTCTATCATATCCCCGCATATCTAATATAAACAGTGTTACAGTTAATACCGTTGCGCAGACACTATGGGAAGATTACTACGCAGATTTTAGTTCAACTGCAGGAAAGATTATATTTGATACTGGATTAAGCCTTTCCGATGCCGTAGCGGTAGATTATGATTACATCGCAGATACTAAAAGTAATTGGATATTCCCACAGATGGCTAATACTAATCCATGCGCCAAAACAGATTATCCACGAATCGCAGTAAAGACAATCTCAACAGAAGGGATTCAAACAGGAAGCGGGGAAGATACTGCAGAAAGCGTCTCACACATTCAGCTACATACCTTTACAGATAAGAACTCAATAGCAATAGATGGGGTTACGACAGGCGGAAAGAACGCCGCTAGAAAGCTATGCCGTTATGCCTATACTGCAATAAAGAATAACTGGCGTGATGATTTTTCGCCAATATTATTTAATTTCGATATAATAAACGAACCTGTAGACTTACCAATAGATGAGGATAAGGGAGTTTATCGGTCTGTTGCTGACTTTAATATCTCAATAATTAATCAAGGTGAATCAAGATGAGCGAATTTAAATATAATGGAAACCCACATAAGGTCATGGAGACCTATTTGGATGGCGGAAGGTTCAGAACCCTTAACGGGATAATCACAGTTCCCGATGAACTAGATGATGAAATGGCTAAGAATAAACAGTTTATTAAGCTAGAGAAAGAGAAAACGACTAAGACTAAAAAGGTAACATTAGATAAAGAGGAGGAAATAGACAATGGTTGAATTTTTTACAGGTAAAAAGAGTCAAGGAAGCTTTGCTAGGGAAGTAGACAGTGGTGTTGCTGCTTATGCTGACTCTGACGGTATGGATAACGCAGATGGTGGATTTACAGGTGGCCTATATGTAGGCCATAAATTAAAAAGTAATATTAACGACACTACGCTTTTAGAAGAAAGATATACCAATAATACTACTAGACAAGTTTCTGGATTTTATTCACCCCTCAAAAGGTATGATAACAACATAGAATTTGAAGTAACTAATTGGTGGTTCTTATATTACACTCTTGGAATATGCGCTACTGCAGACAATACTCCAAGCACTGACTTATACACACACGTCTTTAATATTTTGGATGCGGATTCTTATTTACCTTCATTCGTGTTAGAACACATCCACAATGCAGCTACGCCAGAGATTAGAAACTATCTCGGTTGTGTAGTTAAGAAGTTAACTCTTTCAGCTAATAAGGGCGAAGCGATTAAGGCTTCTTTGGATTATGTCGCACAGAGCGTTAAAAAGGACGCAACTAAAGAAACAGTCTCTAATCAGACAATCACGCCTTATTTGCAGACTGAGAGTAGCTTAGTGGCTGATTGGGCTAATAGTGGCGCATATACTACTGGAACTCAAGTACCGCACGTTGAATCATGGACTTTAGAATTAGATAACAACCAATATGCCGAACCGACGTGCAGTGGTGGAGCAGATACAATCGCACAACCAGGATCACAGAATTTCATAGGTACATTAACATTGACCCAGAGACAGTTTGACGATGGTTACTATGATTATTTCGATGGCGAAACAGTCGGAGCGATTCAATTATATGTCTTAAGAACTGCAACCGATTACCTAAAGCTAACATTCGAAAATTGCGAGGTTGATTCTGCACCAGACCCAATAGATACAACAGGTGGGATTAAAATGCAGACCGTTAAGCTAAAGTTAGGCTCAATAGACGCAACCACAACGAATAGGCAAGCAGTAGATGATTTAACAGACGATTACTACGAAGTATTATAAACATAAACGAAAATGACAGAAAAACCAGCCTCGGATAAGGCAGGACAGAAAACCATTACTCTGGAAGGGTATGGACCATTTACAGTCAGGGGATTACTTGCGGGTGAAAACTTTGACCTAGTAGACAAAGCGACAGTGATTGATAAAGGCGTTCAGAAATTCGACAGGGGCAAATACAACTTTGATAGCATAAGCCTTTGTATTGAAGACTCTCCTGATGGTCCACATCCAACCACAATATATCTACGTGGCATGTTAAGTGGAGCTGTTAAGACTTTAGAAGAAGAGATAACGAAACTTAGTACAGTAAAACAGATAGAAGAAAAAAACTGAGAGACGCTGTAAGGGCAAAAGGTAATGAGAAAATAGATACCTTTGCAGCAACCATAATAAGGAAGTTTAATATCTGTAAGTATTTTAATTCGCTTGGAGATTATAATAAACTCCCTTTAAGGGAAGTTATTATGTATGAAATAATACTCGGCGAAATAAACGACATGAGGGAAGAAGAAAAAGTTAAAGCTGAATTAGCAGCAAAAATAAGATAATGCCAGAACCAATAGGTGTATGGAGCTTAGCAGTTAAGGTTGATGTAGAAGGTATGTCAGCAGTACGTGGTGGTCTACAGCAATTTGAATCTGCTATTGGTGAATCTGCTAATAGGGCTAAAACCTTTGGAGCTAACTTAAGTGGTATAAAAGATACTGTTAGTGGGTTAGGTAAAAACTTAATGATATTAGGTGCGTTAGGAGCTGGTGCAATAGGTGGACTAGCCGCATTAGCACCCTCTCTTGCAGGTAATTTCGCCGATTTACAAATAGCTATGATGGGTGTTGGTGAAGCATTAGCACCACATATTGCTCCAATAATAGATAAAATAGTTCTTGGATTAGAAGGATTTTCTGCTTGGATTACTGAAAATGGTGAACCCATTGGAAAATTCTTTGATGGTGTTGAGGCTTCCTTAGATTCATTTTTAGGTGTATTGGGTGATTTTGGAACGTGGCTCACAGAAAATCCAGCAGCATTAGAATTTTTAGGTACTACATTACCAGCTTTAGCTGCATTGGGAGTATTCTCAGTAGTGGCAAATATGGGTATTAATTTGGCTAGTGGTATGCTAAGTTTATTTAGTCTTAGCGGTGCAGGTGGACTTGCATATATTGGACCCGCAATAGTAATGGCAGCAACATTATTTGTAACTATCGAGATATTAAAAGGCATTGACGAAGCATTAGCTGAAAGTGGTGATGCAGGATATTATTTATTTGGACAAGGAAAGGATTCACGAATAGAGTATCAAACAGCAGGACAAAGAGCTGCTGATGTTTTCTTATTCCCACAAGAAAACGCATTAGGATTAAATGCGGAAATTGGAAGACCTTTAAATACGACAGATATACAACAAGCACAAATAAATGCACAACGATTCTCTGCAGAAGGCATAACTGGTGGTGTTGGCAATATTGAAGGTATGGAAACTTTTAATAAACAAAAGACGGTTATTATTAATAATTATATAGAAGGAAGTATAACTGCAGCACAGGATTTAATTGAACAGATAATGAGATCATTAAATCAACAACAAAATCAATATTAAAATGACTAATAGTTCATGGAGAATCGGGGACATGTATTTCCCAGTCGGACAAGAGCCTGAACGGGCAACATTCAAGAGTACCATAGCATCGCCATTATACAGTCAGACGCATCCTAATACACCATACACACGTCATATATCTAGAGGCAAGGGAGTTTCCAATTTAAACATTCAAGGGACTCTACCAACCTTTACGGAAGGTTCTGATGGGGCATGGGGGCTAGAAAAGTTATTAGGTGTATGTTCCTATAATGGCGGTGAACAAACGATTCATGCTTTACACCACGATGGAACTGTAAGGAAATATTACGGACACCCATCAATTCAATATGACTTAGTAGCTACTAGAAAAAACCGTTACGCTTATAATGTTTCAGTAGATTGCTATAACCCATTCGCTTTCGATACGACCTTAAGCAATACAGCCGCGATAAACGTTGGCTCTACAGATACTACAATTGATTTAGGAACTGATGCCATAGGAACAACTGTTTCTTATCCAACGTTCATCATTCAGAATGACACAGGAGGCGCATTAAACGCCTTTA